GTCAGGTAGTCGGTGATGATTGACTCGTTCCCATCGCGCCTGGGGTTATGCCGTGCTAGCGTCATCGGATCCCCGCCAGTATGCCGACCATGAAACCTGCCCAGAACCAGAACACCCAGGGCAGGAAAAATGCCAGTGTTTCAAACCAGGCATTACGCCGTCTGACCTGCGTGAACCTGATTGATGCATTTTTGGGTATAAAATCAGTCTGTTGCAGTGGTTTCATTCATCACCTCGTATCCAGTTACGATACCATTCCTCATCGGCCTCGATCTGCTCCCGGCGCACCAGTGTATAGTGTTTTTCTGGTGGCCGGACAGTGCCACCCTGCTCCTTTAGCTCTTGTTCTGAGTTTGCGGCAAGGCAAGCCGGATCATTGGCTNTTNGGGGCAGGGTGGGCTTTTTCATGGCCGTTCCTTGTCCAGTCTATACTGGGCNTGGTGGCCGNTNTCAGGTANGCGATTGGGCAGCATATGGGTGGTTATCGGNTAACCATGATTCNNTCNTAAATCGTGGATAATAGCNGACAATCGCCAGATGCCGTATATCTGAGCAGCACCCTGCTGGGTAATGGGTCTGCCTTTCAGCATATGCTTNAGGATCTTTTCGGTCTGTGGTTTCATGCTTTATCCTCGGGCGNAAAAGTGTTAATGTTCATCGGGCATAAACTCCGTTATGCGAATCAATGCATTCGGTCCACCGACCTGGGCGGGTTCGGTGGGCCGTTTGTTTTTCGGTTATCGGGAATTGCGTGGCGCATAATTGCCTCTTTAGAACGGGATATCATCTGCGGGAAAAGCAGGCTCGTGCGCATCCTGCTGGGCATGTGCATATACAGCTCCCGGGTCACCATGTTGCGCCCAGGTCGTATACATACCGTAGATATTGGTATACGCCTTGAAAGCAGAGTCTGGATCGGTGAACGTGATGGACTTGCAAAGAGTTTGGGCAACAATTGACGCATCTCGGTTAACTGTAGCAACTGTAGCAGGTGGCGCCACTGGTGGTGGTGCAACTGGTGGTTGTGGTGCGGCTGGTGGTGGTGGTGTCGCAGGTGTCGCAACTGTAGCCGGTGCCTGTCCCGGGAGCTTGTAGTCATTGATCCAGTTCATGGTGCGGCCATTGAATTCAGACTGGCTGGTGTTTGCCAGGATGGCCTGACCAGTAAGACCCTGAATATCCCAGCACTTGGTGGTGTACCAGATGTCATCATGGGCTTTTACGCCCAGGGTCTTGCCGCTCTGGCTCTGCCGACATTCGATAATTGTCAGCATTTTATCGACGCTATTATCATTCATTGATATACCCTTTTTGCTGGAGTTGGTTGTATTCATCCATCACATATGCTGCCAGGATGAACCTGATCTGTGCCGCCAGGGAACGTTCCTCCCGGTTAGCGATGCGGGTCAGGATGTCATAAGTGCTGCGCTCTATCTGAGCCTGCAGCAGGATTCTGTCTTTGTCTGTCACTATAATCTCCTAAAGTCCACATCCTTTATACAGGTATGCAGTAGGTGTGTCAAATAGAGGAATAAAACACCAGGTCTCTTGTTCCGTCATAGTTTTACAAGGGGGATAAGAGAACTATTTTCAATTTATTAATTTTAGTTCTCCTAAACAGGGCGATCCGTGCTGACTTTCTAGGGGTATCGGCTGAATATTTTATTTTTCCGTTGCCCCATGACGCATTAACATAACGGCTGGTGTGGTTTATGCCCTATTCCCGACCAATTCCTTTACACAACGGGAAGAACTATCGACAGAATACTTCCCGAATCCGTGAAACGCAGCAACGGCGTGGTTGAAACGGTTGAAACGGTTGAAACGGTAAAAAATGCAGCAGCAGCATTAAGTACGCTAAAACGGAAAAACTATCGACTGATTTTTTCCGTTTTTTAAAGTTTTAAGCACTTTTTCTGCCAATAACAGATGATGTTACGGATGTTACGGATGTTACGGCCCCTGACGAAAGCGTAGTCCATAGTTTTAAGCACTATTTCAGCCAATAACAGATCCAGGCCAATTATGGAAGCTACAGTTTTTTGCGAGAATTTGTAGCCAATATATGGCTGCAGGCTGCCGTACAGAGGCTAGCCACCGATAAAACTATTTTAATTCTCTCGGTGTTTTAGCCGACTACACATATGTTAAAATATCTGAACGACACCTATACCCGAAACTGACTATGACTCAGGGTAATTACCCTAGGCTGATAGCAGAGGAGGGGCAGGGGGAGGGGGGCCAGCAGCGGGACCCCGCCAGCAGCTTCAGCCTAGCACATTAAAACCAGCACCGGGATGACATTTGTCATTGTGTGGATAAAATGTGGATAAAGGTGTAATGTGTAAAGAATTCCGACACCCCTATAGCTTTATATTTTGGCTGACCAATCAAAATCTTGGACTGATGCCCAGCGCGAACGGATCGAGGCAGGCCGGACAATGCCTTACCTGCTGGGCGTGGTGGATGGCACAGAAGAGCCGGACGCGGACAGGATAAGGGTAGCACTGGCACTACTGGCTAAACGTCTGCCGGATCTTAAGGCAGTAGAGCATACGGGCCAGGTAGATAGCACCTTAACGATCACATGGAAGTCGTAATCCCATACCAGCCCAGGCCGTGGCAGGCAGAGGCATATAATGACCTGGACAGATTCAGCGTCCTCTGTTGTCACAGGCGATCCGGCAAGACCGTTTTCGCTATTAACTGGCTTATACGCGAGGCCTGCACCAAGAAAGATTCTGTCACAGCATACTGTTCGCCACAGTACAGTCAGGCAAAGCGGGTGGCCTGGAAGTATTTGCAGAAGTTCGCTGGCGTTATACCAGGCGTAACCTTTAACACTTCGGAGCTGAGAGCAGACTTCCCCAATGGCAGCCGCCTTTACCTGCTTGGCGCAGAAAATCCACAGCCCTTGCGAGGACTGGGACTCGATGCCGCAGTGCTTGATGAGGTTGCACAGATGCCTCGAACGGCATGGAGCTCGGTTATCCGCCCATGTTTGGCCGATAAACGAGGGAAGGCCATATTTATTGGCACACCAATGGGAAGAGCAAACCTGTTTGCCGAGCTTGTCCACCCACGCACCCAGCAGAAAGGATGGATGAGCAAGACCCTGACTGTGCATGATACCGGCGCACTACCACCCGATGAGATTCAGGCGCTGCGTGATGAGATGCCGCCAGAGGAGTTTGAGCAGGAGCTTTTATGTAGCTTTGATGCACAGATAAAGGGTGCGTACTGGGGTCGGCAGATGTCAGATGCCGAGAAGGCAGGGCGCATCACATCAGTCCCATATATATCTGACCTGCCAGTCACTACCTGCTTTGACCTGGGCATCAATGACAGCACGTTCATCTGGTATGCCCAGCACGTAGGTTCAGAGGTCCACCTGATTGATTGCGACGAATTCACGAATACCGGGCTGCCTGATATTGTCAAGCATGTACAGGCCAAGCCCTATATATATGATCGGCACTTGTTCCCGCATGATGTAAAGGTCAGAGAGCTAGGTAGCGGCAAGACCAGGGTAGAGACACTGGCTAACCTGGGCATGGCCGCCAGTCACGTTCCCAATATCCCCATCATGGACGGCATAAATGCAGCACGTAACCTGCTGTCCCGATGCTGGTTTGACCGGGACAAATGCTTTACCGGCATTGAGGCACTCAAGCTGTACCGCTCGGAGTATTCCGAGACCAAGCAGGTACTGTCAAACGCGCCCAGGCATGACTGGACGAGTCACGCAGCAGACAGCTTCCGGTATTTTTCAGTGTCATACCAGGACAGGCCAGCAGGCCACAGACCCATCGACTACAGCAGGCAGCGCAGGAGCATAATCTAATGCCAAGGATGACCGAGAAAGAGATAGCAGGCATTGTCGAGGAGGAGATACTGCAGGGTGAGGGTGGCGAGTACGGCAGCACTTCACTGCAGGAAAACCGACGGTTGGCATGGAATTATTACCTGGGGCGCAGTCGAGGTGATGAAGACCCTGACCGCTCCCAGCTCCAGAGCCTTGATGTAGCAGACCAGACCGAGCATCTGCTGGGCCAGCTCATGCAGGCATTTGCAGGCACTGATTGCCCTGCTGAGTTTGAACCGAGCCACCCGAATGATGACAGCCAGTGCATGGTTGAGAGTGATGCTGTCAACAAAATACTGATGGAGGACAATGACGGGTTTGAGACCATTTATTGCGCTCTAAAAAATGCACTGCTATTCAAAAATGGCTTTATCAAGGTATATGTACAGAACAGCACAGACCACGAGACGGTCACCTACGACAACCTGTCGGGTGATGAGGCGGCACTGCTTGAGGCATCACTACCGGAAGGTGCAACAGCAGAGGGCGATGATGACAGTGTCACTATCAGCCTGGATCGAGACCGCAAAAAACTGATTGTTGAGGCGATTGAGCCTGCTTCATTTGTATATGAGAGTAATTGGCACAAACAGGATCTGCAAGATATCAGGTTCTGTGGTGAGCGTAAGTTCTTCACACGGTCAGAGTTGCTGGGCATGGGGTTCAGTCCCGCCAAGGTAAACAAGCTCCCGGCACTTACGATGGATACCAAACCGGACACCTATACCAAGAACCTTGACCAGGTCGGTGGCGATATGGACTCCACAACCAGGGGTGAGGACAAAATCGAGTGCTACGAGGTTTATATTAACCTGCCGCGCAACCTAAACCGGTCAAACAATGAGAGTGAGCGCTACAGGATATTCCAGTCAAACCGTGTGATTCTGGATAAGGAACTGACCACTATCGTGCCTTATGTGACCGGCTGTATATTCCTTGTGCCGCATCGTATGACCGGGTTGTCATTATACGACAAATTGGCTCAAATTCAGGACTCCAAGACTGCTGCTATCAGGCAGTTTGCCGATAACCAGAACCACATCAACAATGGCCGGTTTTTTGTACAGGGCGATGTAAACCGGGAGGAACTGGGCGTGTCCGCACCTGGTCACCACATTACGGGGAGCATGGCCTCAAACCTGACCCCGATACCCATGATCGACCAGTCCCAGGGCAGCATTGCGTTCCTCAACTACTGCGACAAGATCCGCGCTGAACGTGGTGGTGCAGCGCTCGATATGGGCAGTCCTGAATCTCAGTTAGTCTCAAGCTCAATAGGGGCATCAGGCGTTGCAATGGTCATGGGCGCACAGGAACAGATGGCAGGATTTATGACCCGCACCATATCCGAGACCCTGATCCGGCGATTGTTCCTGCTTATCCACAGAACTGCGCGAGAAGTCTGGCGGCGGCCAATGATGATGCGCAGGGCAGACAAGTGGGAGCGTATCGACCCCGGGCAATGGCGCAGACGTACCAGGGTCAGCGTTAAAACTGGGCTAAGTCCCGGTGAGAGGGCGCGCAAGGTATCCAACCTGGCAACAGTACTGCAGACCCAGCTAGGACTGATGCAGGCCGGGTTCGGTGGGTCGATGGTCAACGAGAAGGGCATATACAGGGCCTGGATGAACTGGGCTAAGGCCGCCGAGCTGGATAACCCCGAGCAATATGCTCTGCATTACGAAAGCGACGAATCACAGCAGGCACAGCAACAGAAAGGCCAGATGCAGCAGCAGGCGCAACAGCAAGCGCAGCAGGCAGCAGAGATCGATCCCAAGATGAAGCTGGTCATAGCCCAGATGGAGGACAAGCGAGAGCGTGACCTGGCTATTCTGAAGTCAGAAATAGAAGAAATGAAGGTACTCGGCAGAGTTACAGGAGAGCTGGAAATTGAGCAACTCAGAGCAAGAAATGCGCGAGAAAGCGCGGGAAATAATGGCGCTAATGGAGGAAATTAACCTCTTGGACAACATCGACGAGGCGTATTGCCGTCAACTGCTTGCTACCAAAGGCGATCAGACCCTTGAGCGTGAGCTTATCCACAACAAGCGGGTCATCATGCGTGATGTATTTGACACATTGGGGGTAATGGGTGGACAATCCAGAACAAGCTGAGGCAACACTTCAGCAGGGAGTCAATCTCCCGGGCAGTACCGATACCACTGGCGTGGAATTCGGTGATGACCTTCTCGCAGAGCTGGTTGGGAAACCAGTAGTAAAGGCCGAGGCAGAGCCACAGGACGGGAGTCCGCCGGCAACACCAAACCTGAATGACCAATGGACCGCTGCAGGCGGCGCTCTTGATGACCTGTATAAAGGAAACCTCACCTTGTCGGGAGACCTGGGAGAGAAGACTTTGCAGGAGGTAAAGGATCTCGCCACCAAGCAGTTGAAAGGTCAAGCTCAGCTTGCTGAGTTTACAGATGAAAAGACCGAGTTTGCCAATGAGAAGCTCAGGAACATGCAGGAACTGCAGGCCGTTGTGGCCGCAATTCCCAAAGAGCATATATCCGAGCAACTCAAGCAGCAACTAGGGGCTTACCAGGCAGCACATCAGGAGCAGCAGGAGCGGATACTTCTGCAGGCAATCCCGAGCTGGGCAGATCAGGCCGTAAAGGCCAAGGATGCACAGACAATGGTTGCGCTGGCCGCCCAGTACGGGTTACCAGCAGCCGCACTTGATGCGATGACTGAAGCCGGGTGGCTAAAGCTGGTCTACGATTACGCGCAGCTTAAACAGCGTATTGCGGGGATCAAGGACAAGCGAAAGGAACCCAAGGCCAAGGGCAGCACTGTTACGGCATCTGTGAACACAACCCAAGCTGATGGTGTTAAAGCAGCACTCAATTCTGGTGACCAACTGGGAGCGATTGCTAAACTGCTTGGAGGGTAAATCCCGTGGCATATACAGACGCACACGCACTTAACGCAATGACGTTAAATGGCGTAATACATGAGGATGTTATGGATAAGATCCATGACATATCAAACACACCCTTACCATTTACCAGTCGGATCGGTTCGACCAGTCACACTAATCAGCATTTTGAATGGCGCGTTGATCGGTTGGCTGCAGGTGTAGATACCAATGCCATCCTAGATGGTGCTGAATCTAAAGCTGACGAATCAGTACAGACCGGCCAGGAATTCAGGGTTGGCAATTACAGCCAGATCAGTACCAAGGCGCTAAGTGTTTCCTCACGCGCCCAGGCTGTATCTACGATTGGCTATGCTAAATCACTCGCCTACCAGGTGATGATGCGCGGACAGGAACTGCGCCGGGATGTTGAAGTCCGCTCAATGGCGAACAAGATCAACGTTCTGGATACTGGTTTCGGTGGGACAGCAGGCGAAACGGCAGGGCTGGAATGCTGGTGTGATGACGAGAACGTATTAAACGATTCTCAGATTAATGCCACGCACGGCAACCCCAGTGCCATCAGGGATATGTCAGACGGCGTAAGCTCACACGGTGGTTGGACTAACCGCACAGGCGAGATATTGGCCGCAACTAACTATGGTGACATGGGTACGCCTGCAGCGCTGACGGAGGAAGCTATCAAGGACGTTGTTGAACAGCTCTATATGAATGGCGCTGACCCGACAATTCTTATGGCAAGACCGGGCATCATCCGCAAGATCAGTGAGTTTAACTTCTCAACCAGTGCCAGGGTCGCTACTTTGACGAACCAGGACGGGGCAGCGTCACAAGCGCAAAGAATCGCGCAGGGAAGTGTAAATATCATGGTAACCGATTTCTGTGTGCTCGAATTGGTTCCGAATCGACATCAGAAGGTGTCCGGCGATGGCTCACCCGACTGTGATGTTGCATTTATCTTTGACCCCACCGGCATATCAATCAGCTACCTGCAGGGATATAGAACGATCCCGCTGGCAGTTGATGGACTGGTCGAAAAGCGATTGATCTCAGTTGATTGGGGTCTGCGAGTAGGCAACTGGGAAGGTCTGGGACTTATTACGGGTATTCTCGCCAGTGCAGCAATGACCGCATCATAAGATGAAGTCACGCACTAAAACCCAGGGGTTCTATGATGGTCTGATCCGGCATGATCTGTCCATTGACCAGGACCGTAGNGGGTTTAAGTTGCACAGGTTGGATACTCAGGACTGCGCGCCCATCCTGGACCATAACAATGAGGTTATGGCTCAGGGTGGGTCACGCACTGGCTCATTCGGCAAGGTAGAGCTGTGTATTCCTGAGCTTGAGCTGTATAACCTTAAAAAGCGCTATCCGGACCTTGAGTCCAAGGACAGGGAAATACGTGTAAAGGCGTGGAAGAAATACATAGCCACAGCAGAGGCCAGACCGTGGAAAGTCTCGCAGAACAGGTACGTATAGTCCCCGCTGTTATATCCGTACCACACACTGGCACTCATGCCGTCATGCAAATGCTGGGCATGGAAGGGCCNCAGATCCTGCGNGGGCATGGCAACACGCTGATTCAGCCTGGTCGGGCCATATACGGTCACTGCTGGCATCCATCGCACCCTGTAACGGTTGAACAATGGGCGCTGGCCTGTGAGGACCGGCANGCATGGATGCCCATACGAGACCCGGCAGCACTCGCTGCATCCTGGGTCAAATACAGGATGCGGACCCTTGAATGGTTACGTGATGCGCTGACCAGTGCAGTGGCTATCATCAAGGCGCTCAAGCCAATATTGATTGATATCCGCACGCTGCCGGTTGTCAACCGTCTCTGGAAACCAGCCAGAGATGAATCAACAGGGGCAGAGCTTGTNGAGCAGTTCCCCGAATACTTTGGNAAATACTATGCCCGCAAGTGACTTAAAATGGGGTTGAACCGTCCATTTTTAAAGCCGGTCTCNGGCGCTCTGCAGTATCAGCACAGCAGGCGCGGCGCGTCGAATTATGATGGCACTAATGATTATGTATCCTGGACATCTGCCGTGCATGGCGTGGGAGATTCTGCCGGGGCTTACCTGAT